TGGAGTCGCTGGAAAAAACACTTACTCATATATACGCCAAGCGAACCAACAAGACTGAAGAGGAAATCAAACAACGGTTTTTCGATGGACACGACCATTGGCTTACGGCAGATGAAGCATTGGCGGAAGGGTTGATCGATGGCATTTATGATACCGATCCGATACCGCTTGACAGTACGCCGCGCCAGGTTTATGACATCTTGCAGAACCGGCTAACTCCAAATAATATGCTGATAGATGAATTAAGAAAAAGACCGTCGTTTGCCGGAAAGTCAAACGATGAAGAGGTGGTCGCCCATGTTGACCATCTGGTAAGCGAAGCAGGTAGAGTCTCAGGACTGGAGACAGAGAACACTGAGTTAAAAGCTCGTATCGCTGATTTCGAGAAAAAAGAAGCAGATGCGGCCGAGGCTGCTCGTAATGCGATGGTGGAAGCTGCCGTGAAAGATGGACGTATCAAAGAAGTGCAACGGGAAGTCTACCTGAACCTATTGAAGGCTGATCCTGTCAATGGAGAAGCTGCGTTGAAATCGCTAAAGCCGGTGCGCCGCGTGATGGACGACATCGCGGACAAAGGTAGTAAAGAAGAGAGCCCTTGGAAAAAACGAATGAAAGAAATTCAGGATAATTTAAAATAATCGCAGAATATGATTCAGATTAATGGAACAAACTATTCGGGTGAGGTATTAGAGATGCTGCTTACCCGCGCCGCCACTGGAAACGAACTGGTAGAAAAAGGACTGATCCATGTTGTACCAGAGGTGGCCAAGAAGTTTTCAATCCCCCGCCTGCGTACCGGCAAGATGCTGCAGAAACGCAAGGAGATGCCGACCGATTCGGACAGCAAGGGCAACTTCGATTATGACGAACGTGAACTGGTGCCGGTAGATTTCATGGCCTTTACGACCTTCAATCCGCGCACCTTCGAACAGATCTGGCGTCCCTGGCAGCCGAAAGGGAACTTGGTATTTGCCGAACTTCCGACGGAAGGTCAAAACGCCCTGCTCCGCGAGTTGGCCAAATCGGTGAAGTTCGAGTTGGGCTTCCATTTCGTAAACGGCGTGTATGGTGAAGATGACGACCATCTGTTCAATGGCATCGTAACCCGTATGTTGGCCGACCGTGATGTGGTAAGAGTTTCTTCGAAAGAGACAACAATGATCAAGAAGCTGAAAGCGGTCAAGGACGCTATCCCTGTTACACTGAGAAGCAATCCGGGCTTGCGTATCCTGATGAGCATCGCAGACTTCGATGCTTACGACGAAGAGTTGACACAGCAGCCGAACAAGGGGGCGAACTACACAGATATGAATGTGGAGCGTTATAAGGGGATCCGCATCATTCCACTGGCCAATTGGCCCGACGGTTTGATCGTGGCTACGGTTTGCGGTATGGATTACGATACCAACCTGTGGGCGGGTGTCAACCTGGTGGACGACATGGATGTGATCCAGATCGACAAACTGACGAACGCCGGTGAAAAGTATTTCTTCAAGATGTTGATGAAAGCTGATACCAATATTGCTTGGGGTGAAGATGTCATCCTGTTGGATGGCCGTGTTGCCGCAAAAGCATCTGTATCTGGGACAACCATTACGATGAAGACTCCCGTAGAAACGGTAGAAGTGACACCGAGTGAGAATTCCACCTATTCCGTAACCGGTGACGGGGTAATCATCGGGGCTTCGTTGACACTGGCCAACAAGTCTGTTGACAAGAAAGCGACCATCGACGGCATTGATGTGAAAGGTGGCGAAACTGCCTCTTTGGGCTATGATGGTAAGAAATGGTTTAAATCCTGATCCCATGCCTTACACCTTGAAACTCTTGGTTATCCACTGCACCGCCACCCCTGCAGGCCGTGAAGTATCGGCGGAAGAGATCCGCCGTTGGCACACAGCCCCTCCAAGTGAAGGAGGCCGCGGCTGGAAGCAGGTCGGTTATACCGATATGGTCCATCTGGACGGTACGGTGGAACGGCTGGTGACAAACAACGAGGACGACGTGGTCGATCCGTGGGAGGTTACCAATGGGGCGAAAGGGTATAACCGGACAGCCCGGCACATTGTGTACGTCGGCGGTGTAGACCGTGACGGGAAAACTCCCCGGGACACCCGGACTTCTGAACAAAGGGAAGCCCTGGAGGCTTACGTGAAGGATTTCCACCGCCGTTTTCCCCACGTGCGAATCGTTGGGCACAACGAGCTGGCGGCAAAGGCCTGTCCCAGCTTTAATGTACAAGAATGGCTTTTTAAAATAGGTATCAACAATAATTCAAATGTAAACGTATGAAAAGAATCAAGGGGATATTCATTTTGCTCATCGGCATGCTCGCAATGTCGATGTCGCTCATGGCACAAGACGTCGCGGCAGTGACGAATGGGGTGCCGGAAACAAACTACGAGGACCTTTTCGCTTCGCTGGCGGCTATCGTCGCCGGAGTACCGGTGATCGTCGAAGCGATTCGTGGCTTCTGGAAGTCGATGCCGGGATGGGTGTCTATGACGCTCAACTGGGTATTGGGCATCGGGGTATGCATGTTCGGATGGTGGCAGGATCTTGGCTTCCTGGCCGACCTCGACTGGCAGATTGCCCTGATGTATGGCATCGGTGCCGGTATCGCGGCAAGCGGGTTTGCTGAAACTGGTCTGATACAATGGCTGATCTCGCTCTTCGCCCGCAAGAAAAAGAAAGGGGCGTAGGCTATGGGATGGGACGCGCTTTTCGACTTCCTCGGTGCAGGGGGTGGATTGCTTATCCTGCTTCGGTGGCTTTCCGGTGTCCCTTGGCGGAGACTGGAGCTGAAAAAGGAACGAGAAGAGACGTACCGAGACTTGCTTGACGGGGATCTGGAACAGATAAAAGAATTGCGAAATGAGATATTCCAACTACAAGAACAGGTTCAGGCACAGGATCAGCGCATGGCGCTTATGGTGCGTTGCCCTTCTTATAATCGTTGCCCTGTCCGTCACCTCGTGCAGGACTACAAGCGAAAGTACTACTATCCACCGTCTGGACAGCCTCGCATGGGACAGAAGGGTCAGCGTTACCCCCGTGATAATCCCACCAAGCCAAGCAACACTCCGGATCCCGATGGACAGCCTCCGTAGGCTGCCTGTCGGGGCGATCTACACGAGCCGTCGAGGGAGAGCAACCGCATCAGCAAGGCGTATTTCCGATACGCTCTATATCGAGGCTAATTGTGATAGCCTGATAATGATCAACTATCAGCTACAAGAACGGCTGGATCGATTGCAACAACAGCAAGCACAGAACAATACGGTTCGTGAACCAGCCACCGCCACTTTTTGGGACAGGCTGAAAACCTTCTCGGCCGGTATGATGATAGGGATCATTTTAACAATCATAACAAAATTCATTTACAAACTATGGCAGAATCGAAAATAAGAAGTGTCGGCTTGGAAAAAGCCCTGTTTGGCGATGTGAACCCGGCAGGCGGAATGCCGACTGAGATGAAGCAGTTGGCCCGTACGCTGAAAGGTACCGCTTCATTCACAACCGAAGCTGACACGGTGACTAACTTCTACTGTGAGGAGGAGCCTACCGTACCGGTAGAGACCGTATCGTCGGAAACCGGATTGAAACAGATTAAGCTCAATTTTATGGAGTGGGATAACGATGTATTGGTGGCAACGCTTGGCGGTACGGTTCAAAAGAGTACATCTGTCACTGTAGATGGCAAACAGTACACCGTTGATAAATACAAAGCCCCACGAGAGGTGGTACAGATCGAAAAGGCAATGCGTGTCATCACCAAGTACAAAGTGGTGATCGATATCCCGCGTGCGAAGATCCTTGCCCGCTTCATCTGGAACTTGGCCGGTGACCAGATCGCCCAGATCGAAATCACGGCAACGGTGATGTCATCTGCCGGAGCGGATGACGGTGCTTATGAGATTTACAAACTTGGAGAACCGAACGAATGAGCCCGGTAGAAGCCAGGGCCGCCGACGCCCTTTTGGACCGGCGGCTCAAACTGAACCTCCCTGCCCCGTGGCTGCTCCGTATATTCGGGTGCAAGACAATCCCTCTCTGGGTGAAGCTGCCCACAGCAGGCAGCCTGATCCGCATGTCATCGCTCTTTGCCCGGATGGAAATCGACCTGCAGCACCTGCATGACGGCAACTTCGGCAGCGTTTTGGAACAGATTGCCAAGCACGGCGTCACCACCTCGCGGATCATTGCCTACGGCCTGCTCCGTGGTTCATGGTCGGCACGCCTATTGAACCGCCCGCTTGCCTGGTACATCCGCAGCCACATGCCGATGCTGGGATTGGCGGAATTGGCCAAGATCATCGTGCTGATGAGCACGAGCGAATCTTTTGTGAGCATTATCGCATCGGTCGCTTCGCTGAACCTGATGAAGCCGATGGAGGCGAGCCAGCCGACAGAGACCGGGAGTTAAAGGAGGAGTATGATCCTCCCCATAGCCCGTTCGGACAAATCTGCACCCTCGTGCAGCAGGGAGCATTCACGTATGATGAAATCATGAACCGTATCCCGTGGTGTGTCGTTTTGACC